GTTATCGACCCTGTATTGCTTGGTCGGTGTCAGGTTCAGGAAGATGACCTTGCCGTACTCGTCATCGTTCCAGAGCGCGTCGCTCACGAATGAAAAGACGGCGTGAAGATCGTAGAGGTCGGCATCCCGACCTTGATCTCCACGCCGTTGAAGCGTCCAGGTACCGAGCTCCCCCACCTTGGCTCCAAGGAAGGGGATTTCCACACTTCCGGCGGGCTTGTAAATCCCTGACCGGATTGTCTTGAACAAGTATCCCATCGCGAACTCCCTGCGCTGGAGGCGGCTGACAGCCGGGAGGGGCCGATGTTTCGGCCGCCTCCAGCGTGGATGCTACGAGATTAGGTGAGCGAACCGTTGGAGAAGACGGTCCATGCGCCGGCAGCGCGGAAGTTGCCGGTCGTCTTGATCGCGTCCGTGACGGACGCGGTAAGCGAGGCGTCCATGAGGCCCGGGCCGTGGGCGATGAGGACCTCGCTGGAGGTCCGGTCGTCCGCGTACAGGTAGATGCTGATGGCGTCCGAGTTGGCCGCGTTGACCTGGTAGTCGCCGGAGACGTCCAGAAGGCCCGCGAAGGTGCCCTGGATGTCCTTCAGGCCCACGAGGTACGTCTTGTTGGTGTCACCGAAGACGGTAGCATCGACGTAGTCGCGGGAGAGGTTGAGGGTCCACTCGGTCTTGGTCGTGACCTTGACCCCGGTGCCCTTGAGGCCACCGAGGTAGATGGCCCCATTCTTGCCGTGCAGCTTGGTGCCGGCTCCTGTCGCCATTGTTCACTCCTTCAGGAAATCGTCCACGCCCCGGCAGCCTTGAAGTTGCCGGTGATGCGGACCGCATCCGAAATGCTGGTTTGAACGGAGGCATCCACGAACGCGGGCCCAGAGGCGACGAGGGTCGTGCTGTCCTCGGCGTACAGGGCCACCGTGTAGGCGACCCCGTCGTTGCTCTGGAGGGCGAGATCCCCGTTCACATCGAGCAGGCCGGCGAACGTCCCCGAGATGTCCATGAGGCCTGCGGCGTACACCTTGTTCGCATCGCGAAACGTGGAGACGTCGGCGTAGTCACGGGCCATGTTCAGGGCCCACTCGGTCTTGTTGGTGACCTTCTTGTTGTCGATGTAGATGGCGCCGTTCTTGCCGTGGAGCTTGCTCATAGGGCCTGATCGGTCCAGGCCGAATACGAGCCGCCCACCTGGTAGATGCGCTTTCCCTCGGAGTCGATGTCTGGCCCCGTTGGCAGATCCGCGACCCGGCGGCAAAGCAGGCTGGTCTGCCCATCCACGTTGAGCCCAGCCTCGTTGAGGGCCCCGGCGATGAGCGCGTCGATGTTGTTGGCATCGACGGGGTTCTCCGCATAGACCGAGACGTCGATCAGGGCCTGGATCATCACGCCGGTCCAGTCATACGCATACGGGGCCGCGACGAGCTGATAGACGATGAACGGGTATCGGACCTTGCGGGGAGCGATCCCCTCGTGGATGCCGCCTCTTATGGCGGACACGAGGGAGGGTGAGGCGCGGAGCGCCTGCACGACCGCTCGCTTGACCGGGGCGACGGATGTAGTCGTCATCGGTCGCTTCCCTTCACAACCGCACCACGATCTCGATTTCCGCCTTCCCGGTGCCGGTGCGGGCGGCCTCGGTGACGGCAGCCGCAATCCGGCTGACGATCTCTCCACGGCTCTCGGCCGCCGCCGGGCGAAGGAAGGGGTGGGCCGCGTTGTGGCGCGTCCCGAACTCCTGGTACTTCGCGTAGCGGGTCGGTGAGATGACCCATGCTTCAGCCCGACTTCCAGCCAGCGTGGCGGGGATGGCGCGGATCTCTCCACGCAGCCGACCGCCGACGTTGAGGTGCTGGAAGGTGGCGAAGGAAGGAGAGAGCCTCCCTGTCGGGGAGCGACTCCCTGGCTTTGGATGAGCGAGCGCCTGGCGCACCTCGTATGCACCGCGCCTGGTAAGCGTTGACCGGTCACCCTCGACATACGACTCGAGCGCGGCAGTGGCTGCCGCCAGACGGCGTCCCCGCCAGTTGACCGGGGGCCGGCCAGCAGAAACTGCCTGAACCGTCCTGTTCAGGGAACCAGTGCCGAGGGGGCTGACGCCCGACGATTGAGGGGCCGACTGGGGACGAATGCTGGGCCCGCCACCCCGAAAGATATGGCGCACCGGAGCCAGGCTCCGGGCTCTCGCAGCGACGATGTTCGCGCCTTCCCCCAGGGCCTCGGAGGCGGCCTCGAGGATCGCCTGGCCGAGCTCCTCGAAGGAGATCATTCCTTCTTCCTCAGACTGCACGTCAGGAGCGGCAGCCAGGTGGACTCGCCCGTCGTGTCGCTGACCGTGTAGTCGTCGATGGGGTTGGTCGCGACGTGGACGTGGTCTCCAGCCCTGACATCGGTCCCGACCGGAAGGAAGAGACGGTAGGTGTTGACCGTGACGATCTGGCCCGTGTCCACTTCCTGCACCGGGGTTGGGGTGGATTGGAACCAACCCTTGACCTGAAACCGTCGCGTCTCGTTTGTCACGTCGTAGGACAGGAAGTCGTCTCCGTAGTCGCCACCCGGTGGGATGGGGCCTTCAGACCGACGCTCGATGGTGACCGGGGTGATCATTCCGAGCAGAGCAAGGTCTCTCATCCGGGCCATCTGGTTCTCGGTCAGGAAGCGGTCCTGCCGTGGCATGTCAGCGCACCGTCAAATGGTCAGCGGCATACCCGCCCAGGAGCAGGGCTGCCTCGGGGACGAGTGAGTTGAGGTTCTGGATGAGACTCTGCGAAGCTCCCCGACGGAGGTCCTTCTCCATCTCCACCTCGGCCACCCGAAGCTTCGTGAGGTGGGCCATGCCCCGGGCGTGGAGCTCGGCGTCGCCGTGGAGGTAGGCCACGATGTGGCCGGTCCCGTACTGGATGTCCGTGGGCAGCTTGTGGTGGTAGGAGGCCGTGACCGTGTCGGTCGCGAGGAGGTTGTCGGTGAAGACGACCGTTCCCTCGACGGGATCCACGGTGAAGCTGGTCGTGACCACGGTGCCGTTCTTCTTGATCACCGGGGCCCGGGCGGAGTCGGTGAACCAGAACTGGTTCTGGGCTCGCCAGGTCTGGCCGTCCGTGCAGGACAGGTACTCGTCGGTGACCTCGAAGTCCCAGCCGTAGGTGTAGCTGGTCTTCGCGAGGGGAGAGGCGAGGTAGACGTTGGGGACGATGAGGGCGTTGAACAGGCCGAAGCTCGTGATCGCCAGCGACACGATCTCGAAATACTTCTCCGTGTTGTTGATCATCAGCTCGGTCGGGGCGATCTCGATGTACTGCGTGTTCGTGACGTAGATGCGGAAGTTCGAGATTGTCAGGAGCGGCCAATGGAAGAGGTACTGCCGACGCTGTCCGATGTCGAGAGAGTTGACCGGGTAGCGCCAGGTGTGGGCCTCGCTCGTGATCGTGCCGCCCCGGAAGTCGTGCATCTGCGGGATCCGGGGCACATTGCAGTAGGAGTTGACAACTGCCGTCGCCTGGTTGATCAGGGACAGGAGCTCGGAGTCATCGAGCTCGGAGGTGTCGATGCCGAGGCCCATCTCCCGGAACCTCTGTGGAGTCAGGTACATCGCACCCTCCGGGCGTGCGAGAGGGCCGCCCCGAAGGACGACCCTCTCACGCTGTGGCCTAGATCTGGACCCGGATCTTGTTGGACCAGGGCAGGACCTTCACCGCGAGCCCGTTCATCATGAAGACGATGTACAGGTGGGTGAGCTGGCCGCTGATGCCGATGGGGATCTCGAGGACCGTGGGGCCCGGGCTCCCGAGGTAGGGAAGCGTGATGCTGCCCTCGTCGAGGAGGTACAGGTCGCGGTACTCCGTCGGCCCGATGTGGTACGAGGCGATGGAGTCGCCGGGCACCGTCGCGAACGGGATCTGGCCGGCGTAGGTGTTGACCGTCTGGGCCGTGACACCGACGCCGATGTTGACGTAGTTCGGGCCGACCAGCCGGACGTTGGTGTCCTGCTGCTCGTCGAAGGTGATCTTCTCCTGCGGATGGCCCCAGATGATGCTGGCGTTGCCGCCGGCCTGGGTGATGAACAGGAGGGCCTTGTCAACCTGGTTGCGGAACGCGCCCGTCGCGTAGGTGGAGGTCGTCGCGGACACGAAGGTGGACGGGTCGAAGCTGTGCGCGTTCGTGGTCAGGAGCTGGCGAAGGCCGGTGAAGGCGTTCGCGTCGTACAGGCCGAACTCGTCGTCCGCCGTGCCGGAAGCGACCGCAGCGTTGCCGCCGAAGATCTGCTTCTGCATCTTGTGGGACATGGCACGAAGGCCACCCTGAAGCTCGATGGCCTCGGGGTTGTAGTTCATGCCACCAGCCATGACCGCGAACTGCGACTTCAGGCTGATGCCCCGGCGGGTGGCGAGGATGCCGACATTCGTGGACTTCCGCTCGTAGGTGCTGGTGTCATCGGACACCGTGCCGAGCTCGGCCATGAACTTGGCATCGCCGTATGCCGTGATCTGGTTCCAGGCGTGGATCAGGCCGTTGGCCGGCTCCTTGGGGAAGCGGTCGTAGGCCGGGAACTGCCGAACGAAGACCTCGTAGAGCATCGGCTCGAGGTCCTGGCGGATCAGGGCAGTGGCCCCGCCCGTGTCCAGGGCCTTGGCGATGTCCGGCGCGAGCTGGCCGCTCAACTGGTTGAACGCGTTCTGGGCCGAGAAGCCCGCCGTGTTCAGCCAGAGGTCGAGCGGAATGCCCGTGTCCTTCGCAGCAGCCTGGCGAGTGATGAGCTCGAGGATGCTGTTGGTGGACTTGGTGTGGAGGGTCTCGGAGAGCGCCGTGCGCTCGTCCGGGGTGATGTAGCGGCGGGTTGTGGGAGCGGGAGTGCCCTGGTCCTCGACGCCCTTGACTTCAGGCGTCGCGACATTGGGGGCCTCGTTCATCTTCAGGAGCGTCTGACCGATCTGCTCCTGAGTCTCGAGGACACCCTTCAGGAGGGCCTCCAGCTCTGGCGACATTGCCATGCTGGTCAACCTTTCTTGAGGAGGGTCAGGAAGTCATCGCCGTAGACCGACTTCAGGCTCTCGAACTGCTCGGTGGCCTGGCGGACCGTGGCGCGACGACCTACGGGGGTTGCGGACAGGCGGGCCAGGATCTCGGCCGTGTTCGAGAGGACCTTCTCGGTCGCCTCGATGGCCGCGTCCCGCTCGAGGAGGGCGTCGTCCAGCGACTTCCTGGTGTCGATCAGCTCGCGGGTGATCGCCCGGAGAAGGTCACTGGAGGTTCGCAGGGAAGCGACGACGGTAGGCTCCAGG